TATCAGTTTAAAAACCAAGAAGGTTTAACAGGTAAAGATTTACAAGATAAAGTTGACAATTGGATTAAAAAGAATAACCTAACTATTACAAACGGTAAACCTGAATATCCTGAAGCTTGGAATCAAGCTAAAAGATTTAACAAGTTACATCTTAAAGATAGTCCAGAACACTATAATGAAAATTATAAATTCATTCAATCTGTTCCCGAGTTAAAAAATTACTACTCAATGTTTGAAGAATACAACAAGGAGTTTAGAGATTTGTTAGGAGTTGATTACAATCAATTACCTAATAACTTCTTACCTAATGTACGTAAGCAAATGTCTGAAAGAATTACTGAACAAGGGTTTAATGGATTCTTAGCTGGTACTGCAGATTTCTTTAAAGATTTTTCAATTAGAGAAGAAGATAGATCTCAAGATTCTACATATAATTCTAATAATCAAATTCCTATTTTCTTTTTAAATCCTTTTAGATCTACAGATGGAGACTTACAAGTTGGTGAAAAATCATATCAGCTAGGTAGATCTTTAGCAATCTTTGCTAAAATGGCTTATTACTATGAAGCTTCAAGTAAAAGAGAAGCAGAAATATTAGCTTTGCAGCAGTTCTTAACTACTGAAGCTGAACAAATTACTCAATCAAGAGGTAAAAACATGATTGATCAAATGGGTAATCAAATTACTGAAAAGTTGCAAGCTGAAGAGCTACCTCAAATATTTAAAGATTTTGTAGATATGTATATCTATAAGATTGGTGTTAAGTCTACTCTTGGGGATAAATCAGGTAGAGCTGAAAAAATGTTATTAAAAGCTAAAGAATATTTCACCCTTAAGACTTTAGGTTTAAATGTGATAGCTGGTTTGGGTTCTTTAGCATCAGCTAAAATTAATACTTTAGTTGAAGCTAATAAAGGAATTATTTTTAATAAAACTAATTATAAAGAATCAATGCAAGCATCATGGTCTGAAAGAGAAAAGTTTTTAGCCATTAATGCATTTTTTGATCCAATGAGTCATAGATTAAATAATCCAAGATTAGTTGAAGAAACTAAATATGGAGAAAGGTTTTATTCAGATCCTACTATGAGAGGTTGGATTAACAAATATGTCAACTCTAGAATGTTGATGAATACCTTTTCTGTTGGTGATCAATACATTGAAGAAATGATTTTGGTGGCTATGGCTAAGAATTATTATGTTGACACTAACGGTAATCTTAGACGAATTAAAAATGATGCAGATTTAGAACTACATAAAGGAAGATTAATATGGGATTTATTTAGTTATTCTAAAGAATCAGGAGCTAAATTAGATATAACTGAAAGTCAAATGCAGAATGCTTTTGAAAGTTTTAGAGAAGCAGTACAAGCTGGACAATCTAGAATTAAGGGTACTATTCCAGATGAAGATAAAGCTCACTGGCAGACTAACATTATTATGCAATTAGTAATGCATTTTAAAGGATGGATGCCAGGTGTATTATTTGAAAGATTTGGTAAAGTTAGATTTGATTCTAGAATAGATTCAATCTATATGGGTAAATACATAGCTCTATCTAAAGAATTTAGTAATCCAGACAAATTGGTATTTAAAGAATTCTTTAAAAAGATCTTACTACCTAAGATGGGAAGGTTAGTAGCTGATGTAGCTACATTTGGAATGTTATCCAAATCTAGATTAAATGATAAATTTAACAAGGAATTAGCTTTTGAAAAATGGTTGGATGAAAATCCTCATTATAAAGGGAAGGTAACTTTTGAGGAATTTAATGAAGTTCAACAAAAACAGTTACGTTCAGTGATACAGGAATTAAGAGTGTTACTCCTGATTGCAGGGTTGATTGTAATGATGGGAATGGACTGGGATGATGATGGAGAAAAGGATTATAAAAAATACCTCTTGACTCGGAAATTGGCCAGTCTTATTTTTAAGGTTCAACAGGAAGTAAGTTTTGTCTATAACATAAATGCTTTTAATAGTATGGTAAAGAATCCTATCCCAATGTTAGGATTGGTTTCTGATGCTACTAAAACCATAACAAACACATTAGACGAGATTCTGGATATTCCTTTTGGAGAAGAAAGATTGATTGGAGGAACAGATAATGACAAACAACCTATTCTATACAACACTCATAAATGGGTGCCAGGAATGTCAGGAGTTGTACGCTTCTTAGATATTTTCAACAGCGACGTAAGTTATGAGAAAATTAACAACTGATGGATTTATATTAAAATCTAAAAATATTCACGGTAATCTTTACGACTACAAAGAAGTGATATACACTAAGGACATTAACAAGGTTAGGATAGTATGTCCTTTACATGGTTTATTTTCAATAAGACCTTCAGCACATATTTCTGGCCAAGGGTGCAGACTTTGTGGACAAAAGAAAATTAACCAATCAATTCGATTAACTCCCAAATTGTTTTTAGAAAAAGCTATTATTAAGTATAAAAATAAATATTCATACGATTTAACGGGACTTATTGACCATAATAGTATCATAAAGGTATTTTGTCCAAAACATGGCGAGTTTCAATGTCCTGCATCTAGACATTTAGATAGAAGAGATTGCAAAATATGCAAAAAGGAAAATCAATTTATTAAAGGCTTTGGGAGAACATCTTATGCAAAAGCAGTTTTTGGTAGAAAATCGTATGTATATTTAGCTCACTTTAAAAATTCGGAAGAACAATTTTATAAGATAGGGATTGCGGTAGATATTAAAGACCGATTTAGAAGACATAAGGTTGATTATAAAGTTTCTATAGTTTCTACAAAAGAATATTATGATGGAATCCTTACTTACAATAAAGAATTAGAACTTCATAGAAAATGTAAAGAGTTTAAATATACACCTAATCAAAAATTTAATGGGTACACCGAGTGTTATTTACTGAATCCTAAAATTTTAGATATTTTCAATTCTTAAAAGGTTAAATTTTTTAGGAGAGTCTTGGGTTACACCAGGACTCTCCTTTTTATTTACCATCTGTCATACAATCTATAATACTCTTGCTGTGTCAAACCATAATCATACATTACAGGTCTTTCTCCTAAAAATCCATATTGACTGCAATCACCTCGGATTACATCAAATTGATCAATCAATATCCTTCTAAAAGTATCCCCTGCAAAGTCAAAAATATCAGGTGTATCCCATTGACGGTTTTTAATCTTAACTTTTTTTTGAATCAACCAAGTTCCACCTACTTCATCAGCTTTTTTTATCTTAGCTAAAAACCTTTTATAATAAAGAGGCATGTCTCGGTAAACTCGGTACTCATTTAAGTTTTGAGAAATACCTTTATTGTTATATGCCACTTTCAATACATACTGATCGTCAATGGGAATCACAATTCTGGAACTTCCCCTTCTTTTTTTAGTAGACGGAAAACTTGCACGAATTACAGTCTTTACAGCATTCCAGGTTTGAGCAGTTTCAATTTTAGTTAATACTTCTTTCATTAAAGATACATTATTTTAAGATTTTCCAGAATGATTCTGGTAGGTAAACATTTTTTAAATCAACTGCTTCTGCAAATAGAGGCGCAATATCTTCAGGATAATAACCTGCTAATCCACAACCTATTTGGGTTACATAAAAATCTCTCTCGGGATGACGTTTTGCATATTGAATAAAACGTCTGACATAAAACATAATTGCATCTAGCGGCAAAACTTTAAGCCCCCAATCTTTAGTTGGAATTGCAAAGGTGAAAGCTGTAGATCCTAACCCTAATCCTACTTTCGCATCCAGTTCATCCATTGCAAATTTAGCTGCACCAGCACCATGAATACCAGCTTCATTAGAACCAAATACAAATACTTTATTCCAACTAATATCTTCGGCTTTTAAATCCTCTGGTGTTATTCTCATTTCATCCATAAAATATATTCTGTGTTAGTTTGCTCTTGGTTGTAAACAATATACTCAGAATTCCTTAAGCCATCTCCAGGTTTAACATATAAGCTATCATAACCTTTGCTACTCAAGTAATCATATCTCATTTGACTTCGGCTTATATCCTTTCCTTCACTATACCACCCACTATACACATATGGTTTGCCCATATGTACATTTTGAATTAAGAAGATTTTATCATTATCATAACCTGTATAATTCAAAGATTTATCAGTATGTGCAGAATGATAAATACCTTCACCATAAGCTGCACCAGAAATAACTGCATTTGTGGGTCTAATTATTAATCCAGATTTAAGAATACTAAAAATGTTAGGATTCCTAGTTCCGTGAATTAAATATTCAGTATGTTGATTCTTCTGCTTAGATAGCCATTGAATAAATTGATCATTTCTATCTTGATGTACAATTTTATAAGTCTTATAGGGTTTATACTTACTAGTGTTTGTAGGCATAATTAACTTATCAATTATATCCAAGTTAGATACTAACTCAATTTTAACTCCTAACAAGTCTTCAATAGATTGATCTCCTGCAACTAAATTAGTTATAATCTGACTAGACAAAGAATCAAGAATATCTTGTTCTTTAGATACTCTTTTGTCTCTATCTTTAAAGTCTTTTAGTAACTCATGTCTTACATCTGAAATCCTTCTAGGTAAAGCTGTGAATACCTGTAATAGGTTTTTATTAAAATCGTCTACAGAGTAGGCAACTAACATTTGATTAATAGCTCCTTGAGCTTCATCAATCATTAGTTTGGTTACAGCTCCAGCAGATATTGTATAGTTTCTACCTACATTTTCTTTAGTGTATCTTGAGAAACATTGGTAAAAGTGTTCTACATCAGCTGAATTAAAAGTTATCTGTCCATCAACAGTAGTTGCTTTTAAATCAGAAACATCTTTATAGCCCTTTTTAATTTTCTCTTTATACTTTGAATCCCAGCGGGATATAGGGTAAACTTCTGAAACAGAAGTTACCCCAACCCTACCGTATTCAACTTTAAATGTAGCATCTGATTGTTCTACCATCCGATAAAATTTGTTATTATTATCGGCTGATACCATAATCAATTCTGCATTTCTCATTAAATATTCTTTAGTACTTCTCTAAGATCGTATGTGAAATATGCTTTCAACAGCTTATGCATTTCCATATTAGGATTAGTCAATACTGTATGCATATCAAAGCCTGCATAATCTGCTACATATTTACAAATTGCATTTTGTAAATACTTTTTAGGCATTGATTCAATGTCAACCAATTTACCTTTACTTTGACTCAAGTGTTTTCCAGTAGGAACTCGAGTCCAAATTTTATGATTATCTGCAGTATAATTGTTCTTCACATGCTGTAATCCCAATTGATCAAACAAATCTTTAAAGTTCCACAAAGGTAAATTAGCTCCGCGCAAAATACGTTTAACATTATTCTTAGTAATATTAGCTCCAGATGTTTCTAACGCAAGAACTGCAGCTTCTACATCTTTAATAGTTAATATTACTGGTGCTTCATAGATTCTAAATCTACGAGTACTATCTTGTACATAATTTAGATCTTGATCTTGCATAAAGCCTGATACCCATTGTTGTGACCAGTTTTCTTCTGGCCAATTTGCAATTAATTCATTCTTAAGATCTAGCGTTGTTACCGTGCTAAATGTTAAAAAGTGACTGTCAAGCTGTGCTTGAGCTTTTTCTAGTTTAGTTAGATTCATTTTTAGATTGATTTTCTACTTGTTGAATTTGTGTTTCCCATTGTTGACGACATTGAATACCGTGATTCATAATATATAATGGATCTCCAGTAATTAAATCTTCGCAATATGGGCATCTGACTGTTTGAACGTTTGTTTCTTCCGTCATGGTATATAGTCTATAATTGTTTTAACTGTACAAAATCTTAAACTACCATCTGCGGTATAACCAAAGAATTTTATAGTAGCTTGTTTCTTTTTAATAATATTATGTCGATCTCTCCATACTGCTCTCATATACTCTTCAGTACCAGTCATAGTAGGATAGCACAATACTGTACCATTAACTAGAATGGTTACTGTAGCTGCACAACCAGCCCTATTACCTTCCCCTTCTGTAATATCAATAATATCCCATTCAGCATCTTGCCAGTCTTTAAACTTTAAAAGCTGCTTACTGCGTTTATTTTCATACCCTCCTAAATCCATTCTAACAATAGAGCCTTCGTAACCCATTGAAATAAACTGTTCGTGATAAGCTTTAAGTTCGTTCATAGATTTAATTTCATACGTAGGAACTAATTTAAAGCTATCTGGAAAGTTTTTAAAATCATGCTTCAGCATTTCATACCTTTTTGAAAATACTTTATCTGAAGCATAAGGATAATCGTACACCCAATATTGAACTTTTTCAGCAGACTCTTTAATTTCTTCTGGAGTTAATTTAGTTTTTCTAGTCAAACTTATGATTTTGTTAAAATCATGTTTTAGATCATGACTATACAATTCTCCATCTAACCCAAAGAAAGGTAATTCTAAATGAGGACAACTTTCAATTGGTTTACCTGACCTAGTAGTTAGTTGTTTATCGTTAAGATAACATCTAACTCCATCTAATTTAGGTTGAACAAACGTAGGTACAGTAAACATTAACTTAGAGTATTTGTCAAACTCAAAAGCTAGCATTGGCTCAAAGAATTTCTTCTCTTTGGTTAAAACTTCATTATAACCTGAGTTGATTTTCTTTTGCCATTTAGCTTGTGCTTCCAACTGAGCTTGTTGTTCATCTGTAGTTTCATTAGACTTACCTAAGTTTTTACCTGAACAATAAGTTGGTTCAGATGTAGTTAGTTTACCACCTTCTATTCCTTCAATAGTATAAAAATAATTTTCACCTGGAGGAGCAACAATTTGCCACTGCTGAATTTGTCCTCTAGTTGTATACTTATAAAGTGTTTTCATACTTGTGATATTACAGTTATTATAATTATGGCAAGTATTGTATTGATTATTGGGATAATAGCTAATCCTGGTAAGATTCTCATCATAGATTTGATAGTATACAATTCTTTTTCAGAAATCTCTTCAATCATCCTATCCCAAATAATTAATGTGCCAACACAAAATAACAAACATATTACTGCTGATAATACGTAAATAAAAATCATTCGCAATGATGTTGTGATCCAGGAACAATTTGTGCTCCACAATGCTTACATCTAGGATAAGCTTTCAACCTATTCCACCAGTTTATTAGTTTCTTTTTCATTTCTTAATTTTAGTTCTAAGATAGCTATTGCATTCCATGCAACTGCGGCCAAATGATCTAATTCTGTTTCTTGAGGCTCACCATCTAACATTAAATGTCGTAGTAAAGCATCTTGATAGTCTTCAATTGGAGTAACTGTAAAACCTTGCCAATCTTGATCAATCTCTGCATATTTAATATGTCCTAACTCAGATCTTTTTGCAATAGCTTTAAAAGCTAATGGAAATTGTACAACTAACGTTTTAAATAGTTTTGACTTTTCGCTTTTTATCATTTCTATACAATAGTTCGTGAGTTAAAATTTCAAATATAACTTTTTGAAAATCATCATGAGATGGTTTATTCACTAGTATACGAATATAAGTTCTAAGTAATTTGTTACTCCAATCTTGTATGGCAAATTCTTCTTCTAAAAGAAGCTTTTTAATTTGTCTAAGATCTTCTATTAAGTCTTTAATTTCTGCAGACTTAACTTCTGTATTACTTCTAGTATAATCTAAACCTCCGTCAATATATTCTCCAGTTTCAAATCTGCGATAATCATGTCTATGTAAAGAAAACAGTTTTACTCCATCTTTCTCAATGTAATTAAGTTTCATAAACTAACCTACATGTCGATGTTTCTTAATCATTTCAACATTATATTTAATAATGTCTTGTTGAAGAGTACCTGCCTTGTTAAGCTCTTCAGGTTTAGATTTTGTAGGTTGTTTTTCCTTTACTGATTTAATGTTCTCTTTGCTCATCTGGAATTTGTTTTTTAATGTCAGGCATCCATTTAGGAACTTCTGTCTTTTGACAAGAACATCGTTCATTCTTGTAAATAATTTTATCACAATTAGGACACTGTATGGTCCTTTCATCTGTTTGTTCTTCTGCTCCTTCCATAAATTCAATTAAGTTTGTTATTGCTTTCCTCATTTACCAGTACTCCCAAAGCCTCCTGTACCACGTTCAGTTACTTCTAGTGAATCTAACGTAATGAAATTTTCAATTTCAGGTTGTTCTACTTTACTAAATACTAATTGCGCAATTCTATCTCCACATCCTAAAACATATTCCACATTGCTAGTATTATAAAGAATAACCTTTATTTCACCTCGATAATCACTATCAATGGTTCCAGGACTATTGAGAACCATAATTCCAAACTTAGCTGCTAACCCTGATCTAGATCGCACCTGACATTCATAACCTTCTGGAATAGCCATGTAAATTCCAGTTGGAACTAGCAATCTTTCTCCAGGTTTAATAACTGTAGCAAAATCAAGATTTGCACAAATATCCATACCAGCACTTCCAGGAGTTTGGAATGCTGGTGTTGGATTATTAGACGTATTTACTATTTTTAATTTCATTTTCTTGTTCTTTTAGCAGTTCCATTTTCTGGAACTATTTTACCAGGTTGATATTCATTAAATGTTTTTTCAAATTCTGTTCCTTGAAATCTTTCTCTTTCAAGTTCTTTAGGATCCAAACTTTCAATTATTCTTTGAAGATTTTGTTTTGATAAATCCTCTTCCAAGTACGTTTGTTTTCTCATAATTTAACATTTCTTGATTCATACAAGGTGGAATGTCATATTGACTTATTTCTACAGATATACCATTAGGTCGAGATTCTAACTTTTCAATTGAATAATTTGTATTAAACCATTCATTTAAAGTATCAACAAAAAACTGTTTAAATTCAGAAGCTCTACTTAATACTTTACGAGTTAAAGATTCTTTACTAAAAGTTAAGTTAATTTGTGTATCTGTATAAATGTCTGAATAACGTCCTTCCTCAAAAGCATTATAGTTAATATCAGGTCTAAGCTCAATTACATACACATCTTCATTATGCATGTAATCATTAATATATTCATTATTTGATTTTAGTACCCGAATTAATTCGTGGATAGCAACTGTGTTTTTTCGATCATAATAAACTGCAATTCTATCTTCTTTAAATGAGCAACATAATAAACTTTCTTTTAAGTTCTTTATGTGCGGCATGTACGATTTCATCAGAACAACTGCTGGATATAAATAAATTCTAGTTCTATTTATATATCCACGTTTTACTGTGAACTGTTCTTCACTATTATATTTGATTAGCATGGGATTATAGTACTACGTTATCTGTCTTATAATGACTTAGTAACTCTAAAAAGAAGTCATAAGTCATCACCACCTGATTCATTTCTGGTTGAGATTTCTTCCCACCAACTGTCCTATTTAATTTATTAATTAATATGTATGGTAATTTATGTACTTGATGATTTTCAGGAAAGTTTAGTTTAATTAACTCTTGGTTTTCTCTGAATAATTCTTCATATTTTAATCTAGGTTTATTGTACCCACTTTTACATTGAACTAAAAATGGAACTCCAATTAGATCAATCTTACTATCATCTGCCATTCTACTACCATATCTTGCCGTTTTAACAAATGGATATTTTTCTCGCAAGTCTTTAGCTACTTGCTGTTCTAAAACATTACCTTTAATCTTGTTTTTATTGCTCATATTTCCAAATATGCCCTCCAGATGTCTTGCAAGTACCTGCTGCAGATCTACCTATACCTGATCTAGAAATATTTGTAGATAAAGAAGCAATTAGCTGGATCTATATCATCTGGTTCAAACATATCACTTGGTAATAATGGGTATTGATTCATTGTTTTTGCCATCTCGAAGAATGTTCTCCACCATCTTTTGTTTTTTCCACAAACTTCACACACTTACAACCTTGACATTGAACAGTAATTTGTTCACTATTAGGTAATTTTTGAGAAGAAATATTTTTAGTTATCAAATGTTTACATATCATACCCAATTAATTTCAGTTTGTCCAGATTCTAATAAATAAGCATTAACCTCTCGGAAGAATCCAGTAAATTTATTAGGTCCATATGATTCAGTAGTTGGATGATATCTTGAAATTTTATAATGCAACTTTTCATTAACTAAGTTAGAATACAAACTAGCTTGTGCTCCTAAAAATACAAATACTAAACTAGTCATTGCTGTTCTACTTAATTTGAAATCATTTAAAACTGTAATCAAACTAACCATAAAATCTTCCCATAACTTGCTATGACTTCCTAACTTAAAAGCCTCACAACTTAAACTTGAGTTAAGAAGTAGAATTCCTTGTTCTTCCCATTGATGTAAACTGCCATCAAATATATCATCTGTAACTTCATACTCAAGTAACAACTCTCGTAAAAGCATATTTAAGCTTGGTTGAAATTTACTTTCACATGCTAATGCTAATCCAGTTGCAACACCTGGTTGAGGATAAACATCATCATTTAGAATTACAACCTTAATTAAATCTGGATCCAGCCTTAAACATCTCAAGATCTTATCTGGTGTATCTGGACATAAAGTTCCACCTTTACCAATTACCGAAACAATAGTTCTATCTAAGACATCTATTAAAGATTCTGTTTCATTAGCTGGAGTATTAAGTAACACTTTCCACTTAGGATGTATTCCTGCTATTGCTAATTCTGTTACTTTATGCATTACCAGTAATTTGTTTTGCTAATTGGTAAACTAAATTTTCTCTACCTCCTGCTTCTGCTAACATTTTACTCACATATGTTTCAATGTATGGCGCAATAAAGTCTTTTCTCCAACCAGCAATATTGTGCTCTTTATAAAGAATATTTTCAATAGCTTTTCTAAGAGCTTCTTTTATCCATTGTTCAAATCTTGAAGTATGTAATCCACCAATTTTACTAGTAAGTTCTTCGTAAACCATTTTCTGAACTTCTTCTCTAGCAAATGATAAATACTGTCCTCTAATAAGATCTTTAGCGTAAGCTCTTAATTCTTCATCGTTTTCTATACTTAGATTTACTGTCATAATATTAATTTCTTTGTATTTTCTACACCGTATAGTTTTATCATCTCAAATGGATCTTTTGCATCACATTCTATAATTTTATATTTAAATCCATATTTCTCACTTAGCTTTTGAGCTTGTAATATTCCAGCAATATCGTTATCATACAGAAAGATAATATCTTTAAAACTTACTTCTAAATCTAAAGCTATATTGTCTGGTAAAAAACAACCTTCGTTTTGCAAGGCTATACTTGGTATACCAATAAAATAATCCAGCATCAATCTATCTTTCCCTGATTTAGTAATTATTAGTTTGTCGGAATAGGATTGATAGTATTTTATTTTATGGTAACCAAATATATCTTGGGTACTACAATTTGAGTACCATTTATTTTCAACTTGATCTGGAAAATATAATTTAACATGATTAGTATCTGGAAAATAATATGCTACAGTTAAAGTTTTATTTGGATCGTGAATACCGTTTTTAAACCAACCACCTTTTGTTTTTATCCAGTAATTCTTGACTTTAAATACTAACTCTTTCTCTAGAATATCTCCAGATAACATAAACATATTATTATCTTCCCAAACTTTAGTTTCAAATCTAATTTCTGGAACAAACTCTTTAGTGAATACAGACTTAACAACTTTTTGATTAGATGATTTTTGCCATAAAATTTCTAAAGCCTCTTGAAAAGTGCAATGTTTAACATACATTACTACATCAATACAAGACCAATATAGCTTATTATTAAACATTGTATTTTCAACAAAGTAAAGAATCCCGGAATACCAAATAAATCGGCATCCAGGATTCTTATCGTTTGTTCTAAATGGAGACTTAAACCTCTGACTTAAATCAGGATAAATACCTAAATATTCAGAAAAGACTTGCTCTTGCGAAATTCTCTCTAAAACATCAGATTGTTTCCTATAAGTTGGACGTAAGCCTCTAAACATTTATTAGTTCCAACTTCCAGTTTGTGGTGCTGGATTGTTAGGTACATTGTTAAAACAGTCAGCTTTTTTAAAGTCTTGATACTCAATAGTAAACAATTCTTTAATCAAAGGATATGCTTGAGTTTGACCTGCTCCAACTTCCAATGATTTTTCGTACCTCTTCAACAATGTTTTTTGTGCCCAATCTGTTACTGCTCCATGAAACCAAGTTTCTGAAGCTGAAGATACAGATTGATAATTTTTAGTAGTTGGATTTCCATCCTTATCTACACCATCTTTTTCACGAACTACTAACACCATTGAAATCAACTTTTCTTTTTCTGTAGCCCATTTAGCCAATTCGTTCATTCCAGCATAGCTAGCATTATAAAGACTGTTTGCATCTACTTTTAAATCCGTCATTTGCTGATACAAATTTTCACCAGATTTATAATCAAAGTTGATAAGTCTTGCTACAAAATTAATTAAATCAGCTTCACCGATTTTAAGGGGTTTGTGATCTGCAAACTCAGGTTTTACAACACCACCTTTTTTAGCCCAAACAACTGTTCCAGTACTAGTACAAATTTGATAATTACCACTTTTGGCAATTGCTTCATCTTGACCAATGTTAATTCTGAAATTAGTTACTACACCATCATCATTTTTCAACCAAAAATTAATTGGTCTAACTTGATGTTCTCTACTGTAATCATCTGCCAAATCATAATTTGGATCTTGTACATTTTCACGTCCAGTCCATTCTTCAATTTGAGCTGCTGTTGGGTTAACTCCCAAAAATGTAAATGCTGATAAACCGGTTTTAAGGTAAGAACCTTGTTGTTGATTTCCTTCTCTTGTTCCTGTAAACATTGTGGATTAAATTTAAAGTGTTGTGTTATTAAAGTCTAGTTCTACTTGTGTAGATGTTGTTGAGTTTGCAAATGTTCCAAATGTGTTTCCACCTGTTGTGAGCATGGTTCCTGATAATGTTCCATTAATACCTTTGTTATTAAACGGATTCCAATATGGATCTTTTACAACTTCTTTTTCAACAATTATTTTTTCATATTTAATTGTTGGTTTAAACGGAATAAATTTCCATTGTTCCCATTCTTCTGGAAACCATGACATAAGATAATTAAAAACAGTTGCTACTTGAACTTCGCCTTCCATAGCAACTGTTTTAGCTTCAGTATCTATTTGTAATTTCATTAATTAAAAATTTGTTTCCAGTTATCTTTAAAGATTTTTGGTTCACTCTTTACAGCATAGTCTGGATTTGTAAGTTCTAAAATTACAAATTCTTGATTACTCAAGTGAGGCGGTCTAGCTCCAGTAGCCAAATCTTGCTCATGAGTTTTAAAGCTTAAGATTGTTTGATTAATGTTTTGTGGATTTCTATACATAAACCCAATTGCATCAGCATCAGCACAAACTGTTTGCTTAATTTTACCTGTTAAAGCTAGATCTTTAGCAGATAAGTCCTTACCCTGCTTATTTATGCTAGCATCTTTTGTATGACTACATAAGATAAAACATTTGTTGCATTTACCAACTAGTGGTTCCAACAACTTTTCAAAAGCAGTTCTTAACCAAAGATAACCTCCACCATTTGGAAGTTCGCCAATAACATCTGTTCCAGGAAACGATTTTCCCATTGGAGTTTGTTTATAAAGAATTGTAGCAAACACTTTAGCATAATCTTCTAAAGCGGACGTAGTATCTACTGTTAAGTAGTCGTACTGCCATTTGCCATGCTCTCTATAATACTTTAACAACTCATCTCCAATACTTTGAAATACAGCCATTGGATTGGTACTATTATCTCGTAAGATCTTTTTAATATCAATTTTCATGGCTTCTACATACTCTGCTCCTTCCTCTAAATCTAAAATAAGATTGTTGGGAAGTTTAGATAAAGCTTCAGTTTTACCCACTTTTGTATGAGCAAAGATTACCAATCTGCGTGGATTGAATGATTGTACTTTTGTTACCTCTGTTGGTAATGTGATCATTGTAATTTGATTAAAGGATTAAAATCGGTTCTTGGGATTAAAAATTATGCCAATTCTTCCGTAAGTTCTTCTGTCAATACTTCAGTATTGTCCCAAGAATTAGATTGTGGAGTGGTATCATCTACTACTGTAAACCATGCAGTTTTTGGTTGCTTACGAGTACGCAAGTTAAAACCGTTAGCTTTAAACATTTCTTGCACCATTTTAGGTGTAATTTCAATTCCTGCTTCTGTAGTGAAACGCTCACTCATTTGTTCCCATGTTTGATTTCCGTCAAACAAGTTTTGTAGTTCTGTTTTAGTCAATTTAATCATTTTAATTATTGTTTAGTAATTTATGTATTAGTGTGAATTGTGTAGGTGTAATCTTATACATCT